CAGCCTGGTTCATCTTGTCCAGAGCCTGCTGTGTGTTTGCGGATCCGTTGCCGATTGTCCCGCCCATATAACTTGGCAGCCAGTTCGCTGTTCCGAGTCGTTCAGCGGCATCCTGGTTCTGATCGCGGCGTCCGAAAAACTGGGCCAGCACATTCGCGTCAGGGTTGTTCGGATCCCAGTTGTCTTTGAATTCCTGGATACTCTCTTCGCTGAACTTGTCAATGAACCGCTGCCATAGATCACCAACGCTTTCACGGCCCGTCAGCACGCCTGCAAGCGGGCTCTCATGCGTCAGCCAGTCAACCACAGGCGCGCCGTTCATGCTAAGCCAATTAGCAATTCCGGGGAGTATGCCGTTCAGCCCGTTTGTGATGCTCGTTACATACCCGCCTGTCGTTTTAGCGACAGTGTCCGCCGCACCAGCCCCTGTTCCAGTATCCGTACCCGGAATGGGTATGTTCGGATTCCTCTTCAGCCACTTAAGCCCGTTGATCAGTTCCAGGACCGTCGTAACGCCTGTGGCCGTCTTCATCAGCGCCCATGCGCCGATAAACGCCTCTACCGCTTTGACAACTCCGTCCTTGTTATCGCTGATCCATTTCAGTCCTTCATAAATCTTGTCGAACACCGCTTTCAGACTGTTCATGACTGCGTCCGGATCAATCTTTGACAGGTCACTGAACAACCCTGCCACCGCGTCGCCAAGCGCCTGAAGCATCTGCTGCCCCTTGTCGCTTGACAGGTAGTCGTTGAACTCCTGCAGCAGGCCCGTTATGATTTCCATGGTCTGCGTCATTGCCGGCGCCATGGCGGCCTCGAACTTCTTCTGGAACGCGTCCCACTCACTCTCCAGCTGCTGGTATGCGTCATCCATTTTTGTCAGGTTCTGGAACGCTTCATCACCGATCCATGACCACTGCCCCATGGTGTCTTCATACGCGTCCCGGCCTGCCTGGAACAGCGGCATCAGGTCACGCCAGCTTTTGCCGAACAGATTGTTGGACAGCGCGACCTTTTCCTCTTCGCTTCCAAGGCTCGCAATTGCTTCTCCGGCCTGCCAGAAGATATCATCCCAATCCTGGTCCGGCTCAATACCGAACGCAGCCAGAACTCCCATGGCCTTCTTGTTTCCGGATTCAATGCCCTTGCGCATCTTATCCTTCGCTGCCAGGATCGTATCCGCGTCCGTATCGATCAGCCTTGCGGTTTCCCGCATTCTGTACAGGTGCTCCGGCTCAATCTCGAACTGTGCAGCTGTCGTTGCCAGTTCATCTGCCCAGCTGCCTGCGCCAAGTGTGTTTTTAACAATGGCCTTGCCGACTTCCCATGCTTTCTGGATAACAGAGCCCATGGCGTCCGTGATACTGGACAGGCCATCTTTCACATTCTGGAAGTTCACACCGTCGCCGATTCTCGACAGCTGTGCGTTCATCTCGCTGACGCCGTCAGACGCCTTGTCTCCAGCCTCTGACACACCGTTCATCGCGCTTTCCGTATCCAGGATTGCACCTTTCGCGTCAAGCATCGACCTGTACATGTCCTGGTATGCCTTGCTGGACTTGTCGACACCATTATCCGCCATGTCCTTCAGCGCTTTTTCAGCGTTTTCAAGGACGCTCTTCTGCTGTTCCAGCTTTGCCTTCAACAGCTCAGACTTTTCAGTCATGTAGCTCTCAGCATCGCCGGAAGCTTTGAACTGTTTTTCACTCAGGGCGAGCTGCGAATCCAGGGTTTTGACAGCCTGCTTCGCGTTGTTCATGTTCTGCTTGAACTGGGCAACGCCGCTGACACCCATTTTCACGTTTACGCCGCTTGTAGCCATTTGCTCACCCTCTCATTACTCCGTGCTGCACGTCGTCATAATTTCGTCTGTATATATACAGATCCATTACAGATCCAGGCTTCATCCTGTTGATTTCACTCAGCTTCAGCCCTGCGATCAGTCCCCAGCTGACCACCATCAGGTATGTCAGCCTTCCGGATCTTTTTTTTTCTTCATTTCCTCCAAGGTCACGTCAACAGGCCCGTCTTCTTCCTTTTCAGGTATCTCACTGGCCATGCCTTCCGCCATCGCGTCCATGCATGCGTTGATCACTTCCGGCAGATTCCCCGGCCTCAGTCCGCGCATAACAGCTTTCTCTGTCAGATCAGGGTCTTCCCCGGACTCCTCAAGCCCTGCATTCCCCAGAATGGTGATCATTTTCGCCGCAGCGCACAGGTGATCAGGACCACCATAAAGGCTCCTGTCTTCTTTATCGTCCGGATTTCTGCCGAGCACCAGGCTGATTGCACGCTCTATCGGCGCAATCTTCTCCTGTATTTCTTTCATTTCCCATGTTGTGTAGAGCAGCGGAATCTCCCGCTCCTTAATAGTGATCGTTATCATTTTCAGCACTCCTTTTTTTACAAAAAGGAGGCGGAGGGATTCAGCCCCCGCCTCCTGTGTCCGCCACAAATCAGGTGGAAATGTTCGCCTTTCCGTTCACATACGCCTTTGCGTCAGCAAGTGAACTGAAGGTCTTGTGCTGCACAAAACGCAGTGTGTCCGTTGCGTCCAGCTTGATTCCGGATCCGACGCCCTGAATGGTCGGAACACGCCATTCGATGCCGCGCTCCTTCGTGCGTGTTTCCTCGCTTGTCAATCCAAACTTGAGCTTGTGGAACCACCATCCCTCATACGAGGTCACGCCCTTATTGCGCATTACGCGCACATAGCCCAGGCCGACATCCGGCGCAGAGGTGCTGTTAATGCTGTACTCGTCGCTTGTAACAGTCTCGCCGAGCAGCAGCGCGCGTGCAGCATCGCTAAGTCCGGACGGCTCCACATCGATGGTGTATCCAAGGATACCGTTGTCGCTGTCAAGCTCCGCGTCATCTCCGTGGAAATGCACGTCAGCACGTTCCCAGTTCAATGAAGCGCTGACAGCTTCGGCGAAGTTTGACCCGGTGCTGTAGGTAATACTTGTGCCGGGGGTGTAGGTAGCGACCGCTGCCGCCACCAGGTACTGCATACCGACATTCGCGTTCATATCGTTTTCCTCCAGTTAGTTTTCTTTTGTAATGGCCTCAAAGGACTGCTCAATACGTTCCTTGATGGCCTGCATTGCTTTTGGTGCTGCTCCGCTCGCGGCTTTACGGATAAACGGCTGCTTCTGCATGAAACTCGTGCCTGAGTTGATAGCGTTCACGATCAGCGGAACCGGCTTTTTCTTTCCGTTCAGATCCGCGTATCCGCTCGCCCTGTACCCGACGCTCGTGTTCACTTCCGCCCCGTTCTTGTCGAATTTCGCAATCCCAGCGCCTGCCGAAACGACGATTTCCTTCTCTTCCGGTGATGGCAGCCTGCTTTCGCCTCCGCCGGCATACTTAAAAGGCGCGGTTCTGATTGATTCCGCGCCTTTTCGTATTTCCGCCGCCATCACAGCAGCACCCTCATAAAGTCCCTGGGCTGCCACAGATGGAGCCCTCTCTTCAAGCTTACTCAGCGTCTCGCTGATCTCTTCCATCCCGTCAACCTTCATCTGGTACGGCATCTGGGATCACCGCCTCTTCTTCCGGATCCTCGGCATCGTTCATCGCCTCAAACACCCACTCCATATGGAACAAGCCCGTTGGCTGCTCATACTGTGTACTGTTCAGTGACCAACTCACGCCAAAGAATTCCGTCAGCAGTTCCTCTGTCTGTTCGATCAGTTCGTCCCCGTCTGTAAGCTTCGGATAGTACAGATCAAGAGAACCCTCCCAGCTTCTGTCCTGCTTCACACCGTCCGCACTCATGGATCCGCTCTCAAAGTCCAGCTGCACGACGTAATATGCGCCTTCCGGCCTTGTCTTCCATCCATACTCAGCCACAGGCGTGCTGGTCAGCTTCAGAGCCGCCACAAAAGCCTCATACTCACTGGGCATTGGCAGTCACCTCCGGCACAGGCAGCGGAACAGCGTTCCCGGTCTCCCGCTGCAGCGTCAGTTCGATGCCGTCCGTATCCGTGATGTATGTCCTAAGGATCCGGTACCGCTTTCCGTCAAGCTCGCACAGGCGCTCCCCGCCATACTCGAAGTCATGGGCAAGTATCACCTTCAGCTCAGGGTTCAGTCCGACACCCATCGCCTGGTATGCTTCCTGCATCCCGATTGACTTCATCGTGCAGTAAACTTTCCGCTTCGTCTCTGACGGCTCTGTACCGACTCCGGCTGCTTCCGGGTTTACCGTGATCAGGTAAAGCACGTTAACGCGGATCATGTCTCATCACCGCCTTCAGCTTCGCCGTAATCGGTGTAGCCTGTTGCATGCATCAGCTGGCCCTTCTGCTCTTCGTAGGCGTCGCGCAGTTTATCAGCGTTCGGCCCGTTCCAGAAACGCTCAGCAGCGGCAGCCGCGTAAGTGAGAACAGCCTGCTTCAGCTTCGGGTCCTGCATGGTACTGGTATCCGTCACCACGTCGTTTGTACCGATCGTGAAAGACACCGTCTCTGTCGTGACCACGCCCGCGATTGCCAGATCATTAGCGCCTGCCATCAGGAAGTTCGCAAGCAGGGCGTCATGCTCGCTGATCGTGATCCGCATGGCGTTTTTCAGTTCTTTCAGCATTTTGTTCTCACCTCAAATCAAAATAAGGGCGGGCGAGTGCCGTCTCCCGCCCGGCAAAACAGGCTAAGCCTGCGATGCCCCGTTCTGCTGGCCCTCAAACAGCTGATCGCGCAGCTTTTCGTCCACGCTGATCCGCATAATGTGCCCGATCTTCAGCCGGCTGTCGCAGTGGAACGTAATGCCCAGCTTCTTCGCCCGCCAGCAGAAGGTGAGATCCTCACCCAGCCCGCCGACCGGGAAGAACGGCACGCCGTACACCAGCATCTTTTCCAGGGCTTCCGTCCGCATCAGCACGCAGGCAAACCCGCACGCCTGGACCTCGAAGATCTGGTCTCTCGGATAGTCGAACCAGTTCTCGCACACAGGCAGCATCATGTTGTTGCTCATCGTCACGTCCAGCTTTTTGTAAATGCACGGCTTGAACGGCGGCCGCCTGCCGAAGCAGAGCCCCGTCACCGCCTGCCTTCCTTCGATGTCTTCCATCAGCCGGTCCAGCAGATCCGGTTCAAACGTCATGTCGCTGTCAAGCCACAGCACAAAGTCATAGCAGCCTTTGTCCAGCACATACTACGTCAGCT